TTCACGATAACAGGCATCTCCGGCACTGATGCCATTCTTAGCGGCACTCCTGGAACAACTGTCACGAACGGGCTCGCTCAGGTCTGCACTGATACGACTACCCCTTTCATCAACGCCCGCAATTTCTTGATCAGCAAGAACCCGACGCGGTACACGTTCAACATTCCCGCCGGGGTTTACTGCCTCAATTCAACTCATTGGCTCAAAGGCATCACGAACGTTGATGTTGTCGCGACCGGCGCCAGCTTCATCAACATGACCAGCAATGCCGGCTACCAGATCGACGGCACTGCCATGTCCTTTGGTGGTGATCTGTTTTCAAATGCTGGGGATGGCCCGTTTGATCCTTCCACGAACACAAGCGGGAACTTCATCAACGGCGCGAACATAAATGATCCATCTGTCACGCTCACAACTCCCGCTGATTCAAGCAACTTCCATGTTGGCGATGATGTTCTGATCTTCGGCTTTGATTCGATGGGCCTGCCGAGCTATCCGCCGGCGCCGCGCTATTTCGAATACAACACCATCACGGCAATAGACACCTGTGCCGGCACGGTAACGCTCAAAAATCCATTGAAATACGCCTATAACCCTCAGTGGGTTGATGCCGCGCCGGTCTATGGGGTGACGACTGGCAAGCCCCGCATATTGGATCTCAACCGGCCCAATATGCACATTGCCCAGAACATCACCTTTACAGGTGGGACGTTCCTCACATGGATGGGAAGCCAGAACGCATCTGCTCGCCAAGTGAGTGGCACGATCTCGATTTCTGGCGGCCGCAACATAACGGTGACCAATGTCAATGCGACGGGGATTTTTGTCGGTCAGACCGATACCGCCAATGTGGCGGGCGGGACCTATCAGCTTGACGCCCGCGGTGATGGCTATTCGGAGCTGGACAAGATCATCACCACGCTCAATGTGAACGGCGGAACATTCCAGAACCTGATCCAAGGCACAGGTATCAAAACCGCCAATTTCACAGGCGCAACATTCACGGGGCAGTTTCAGAACTTCGCTGAGACGCAAATCTATGGCAACGATACCTTTGCGACCGATCCTTCCTTGAGCGCCAACTATCTCATGATCACCGGGGGAAGCTGGTATACGCCAAATCAGACTTTCACAGGCAACACATTCAAGGTGACTTCGGGAATTGGCGGGATAACAAATCACTACAATCAAATCACATTCAGCGTTCTCTCCACTCCGGCACCAACCGCCACAAGTTTGGCTGTGGCCTATTCGTCTGGCATTACGCAGGCGCTGGAGATAGGTGAAGTTCTCACGGGGACCGGTGCCGCCGCGGGCAAGAAGTTCACGATCACGAAATTCTTCTGTGACCCGGCTGCGGCATGCGTGATCACAGGAACGCCCAGCGCAGCGGCGCCATTGGCTGGTGAAGTCTATTATAACAATCTCCCGCCAAATCCCATTGTGAGCTCGGGCAACAAGTTCGTTGACGCGACAGAGATAATCAATGTTGTTGCGCCTTCTACGACCCCGGCTTTTGATGTGCGCAATGGTAACGTCCAATATTTCAGCCTGAGCGCCGGGAATGCGACGGCTCCGACTATTGCGCCCGGAACAGTCAACGGTCAGCATCTTGGCTTCATCATTTGTCAGACGCCAACGAGTTCGAATATTTTCGGCTGGCCCTCGAATACCAATCAGGCGGTCGCGCCGGGATTGCTCCCGAACCTATGCTCTTTCATGCCGTTCACTTGGGATTTGGCCAACAACCGCTGGCAGGCAGTCTTGCCGAATGGTGGCAGCGTCGATCAGCCTGAAGGGGTCGTGGCATGTCATTGAATTGGCTTCTCGTTCCGGTATTTTTACTGATCTATGCCATTCTGTCCGCAACATCGCGACGCCTATGATTGACGTGGGGATTGGGCCGATGCCCGAGATTGCTTTTGTTGCCGTGTTTTTGATCGTTTGTGGCGTTGCGCTGATAGGCCTAGCCCTGCATGCGTTGATAGATGCCTATTCAAGAAGTTCGCTCTGAAATCCCGTATAAACCCCGCAGTTGGTTTGTCTCATTTCACGATAGAACTCAACGATTTGCTATTGGCGTTGCACATCGCCGTTGCGGTAAGACGGTTGCTTGCGTGAATGACATGATTTACCGGGCGGCTACGAGCTCGCTTACGTTCTACAAAGCAGCATATATCGCGCCCTACCTCAGACAGGCCAAAGATGTCTCTTGGACCTATTTCAAGCACTACGCTGAGCCACTCATTGCCAGAGTCAACGAGTCAGAACTGTGGATCGAGCTTGTCAACGGTGCCAGGATACGAATTTATGGCGCAGACAACGCCGATGCACTCCGTGGCGGCTATCTCGATGACGTTGTGCTTGACGAGTATGCAGACATGGACCCATCAGTCTGGGGCTCAGTCATCCGTCCGATGCTTGCCGATAGAGCCGGAACAGTCACCTTTATCGGCACGCCTAAAGGCCGCAATAACTTCTTCGAGATGTGGCAGCGGGCTAAAGAAGATCCGAAGTGGTTTTCATTTCTTTGGCGCGCTAGCGAGACTGGCATTCTGCCGGAAAGCGAGCTCGATCTAGCCCGCGGAGACATGACCCAGGAGCAATATGAACAAGAGTTTGAATGTTCCTTCGAAGCTGCCATTTTGGGAGCGTATTATGGACGTGAAATGTCTGAATGCGAGAGAACGGGCCGCATCAGAGATGGAATACAAACGATTGATGGATCTCCCACTCACACTGCATGGGACTTCGGGAATGGCTCCAACATGGCCGTATGGGTTTTCCAGGTGGGTCACCACGCCAACGGACGATCACAGCTCCTGATCCATGATTTCATCCAATGCGCCAATTGGTACTTTGACGACTACCTAGCTGAGGTTAACCGACGTGGCTACTCTGGTACCGATTATGTGCCTCACGATGCTCGGGTTCCTAGTTTTGAAACGGGAAGAACTCGCATTGAGACGATGGTTGCGGCCGGCCGCCGTCCTGTGCTTGTACCTTCTCATCATGTTGACGATGGCATTAATGCGACCAAGCTGGCTTTCCCTCGGATGATTTTCAATGGAACCACTTGCAAAATTGGTATCGAAGCTCTTCGCCAGTATCGTGCTGACTGGGATGATAAAGCCAGAGTTTTTCGCACTGTGCCAAGGCACGACTGGGCGAGTCATCCTGCAGATGCTATGCGCTATCTCGCGATGGCTTGGCGGGAGATAATCGCTCCAAAAGATGAACCGCCCGCGCCGCTGTTCAAATCTCTCGGCGAGCTGACATTTGATGAATTTTTCGAAGTTGAAGAGACGCTTCCAACAGTGAGAATATGATGAACCTGAAACGTTTTTTGGTGATCTATTTCCTGAACTTTTTCGTTACCGCGGGGTCTGTTGCTTTAATAGGGCACGCTCATGCAACGACCGCGGCACCTGCACACGTTACGTCTCCGCTTACCTGCACGCGCAATTTCTTTGTTTCCCCTGCCGGCACTGATACACCCGGCTGCGGAGCAGGTCCGCTTGGTGCTGCCGCCAATTGTAAAACTCCGTGGGGCGCCTCTACTAATATTACTGGTTTGACCGGCGGTGATTGCGTCAACGTTCAAGGTACTGCCGCTACTCAAACCCAATTTGGTTCATCCGGCTGGACGAATTATGATGCTGGCGCCGGCGTAACGTGGTCAACTTCCGGGAGCGGTCCAAATGGTGCTACCGGATACATAAACTACGTTTGCAGTGTAAACCATGGCTGCAAGCTGACTGGCAGTCAACCGAATGGCTTTGCAGGTTTCTGTCTTGCCGGCAACTTCATTGCCCTTGATGGATTTGAAATCGATGGCGTTAACGTCCAGGGTTTTGCGGGATACTCTCCTTCAAACAATCACACATACAATTCAGGCGGTCAGCTGTGGTGTCAGGCCGGCGGGCACCATCACATGCACCTCAATGGCATTTATCACAGTGCTGGAGGTGGTGTTCTAGGATCAATCACGGGCGGAGGAACAGCAGGCGATTATGAATACACCGTCGCCACGGAGCTCTATGATTTCTCTGCTAATAATGGCTCTCATACCTCCGGCTACAATTATTTCGAGATGGTGGGGCTAACGCCTGTTGGCGGGAACCTCTGGGACAACGATCCTTTCCATATTCAGGCGATTGGCAACGTTATCCATGACGGTGGCGAAACTGTAGCCATCACCACTGGCCACACAGATGGCGAAGGTATCATCATAGATACCTGGGGCCATGTCCCCCAATATCCTTACGGGTTGCTCATTGCATACAATGAAATCTACAACGTGGGCGGTCGCGGGATTGAGGTATTTGCCGGCAGCAATTTGTCAACCTATGCAGCCACCATCACCAACAACACGATTTGGAATTCGGACATGGATCTAGGTGCCGGGGGAGCCGGTCTAGATGACGGCTGCTCATTTCATAACACTTGGCAAAATAATATAAGCTATGTCAAGAATGGTGATATTGCGGCGGGATGGTTTAGCGCGCCTTCTTCAGGCTGCAATGCCGGTGTATCGAATTCGACCTGGGCTAACAATCTCACGTTCAACGGCACCGTAGGACAAGCATCTGTTTCAAGCGACAATGGCAACACCATTTCTGCCACTACCAATAAGCTTGGCGTAGATCCGAAACTTACCAACGTCACGGCTGCTATTCCGGACCTTCACCCTCTCGCCGGCTCACCTGTTATTGGCACTGGCGCTGCAACTCCTACCTCCCGCATTTTCACTTTTATGACGCCTGATGGGTTAGCCCCTCCGGCTACGCCGAATATCGGTGCCTTTAATCCGGTTTCTTCAAGCATTCCGATAAGCATCAATGCCGGCGGTCCCGCGGTTGGCAACTTTGTTGCGGATATCGGGTCCACCGGCGGTACTCAGTCTTTGAGTAATCCGACTTTGCCGGTTGATACAAGCCTAGTTGCTAATCCGGCGCCTATATTGGTTTACCGATCGGAGCGCTATGGTACGTTCAACTATGCGGTATCCAATCTTCAAGCAGGCCACGGGTATGTCGTAAATCTTCATTTCACCGAGGATTTCGATACTGCTGCACTCCAGCGCTTATTTGATGTTACTATCAATGGAACAACAGTTCTTTCGTCCTTTGACATCTTTGCGGCGACCGGGGCGCAGCACAAGGCAATCGTGAAGGCGTTCAATGTCAATGCGGATGTTAACGGCCTCATCACTGTTGCCTTTGCTCCACATGCTGGAAGCCCGGATGCGAATGCAAAGGTGGACGGTGTAGAGTTTCTAAATTCGGGCACTATTCCGCCTCCACCGCTGCCTGGCAATTTCGGTTACACGGCCGGGCGCTGGTATGTGCTTGACCTGCCTATCCCCGCATCTGTTGCTCCTATTGCCCATCAGGCCAATATCATTCGGTGCGCTCCGGTTGGTCAGAGGGCCATAGCTACTTTCAATATGGTTGCGGTCCGGATTTACAACGCAGATGTGGCTGGCCACGTGGCCTTTGGAATTTATGGGAATGGCTCGGATAATCGTCCGGCTAATCTTGTGGCCAGCTCGGCTTCTATGGCTACTACGCCAGCCGGGACCGAACCCACCGCGGCGCTGAACGCGAATGTCCAGGGTGGTCCCGGCGGGGGTACCGTAACAGACAAGTTCTGGGTCTGCTCAAATACAGACAGCGCTACAGCATCATTCGCCTCGGTCAGTTCAACCGGTGGATTGCCGCCTACTTTGATCGGAACATCAACGCCTGCAAATATTCTTCAGCTCAGTGGGACCGGTACGGTGATAAGCCATATCAGCTGCGCCGGTACGGCTTGCACTGGTGGAACAAGTACTTTTGCTAGCGGGTTCCCCGCATCTCTTACCGGTTCAACATGGACTGAACAGACCAGCACCCTTATGCCGATGATGGCGGTTCAATTCTTATCGGTGCCCTAACGATTTGACATACGAAGCCAGTAGCTCCGCGGACAGCACTGATTCAGAAGGTGACCGCGGAGTAGAGTATTGGCTGACTGAGATTGCGAAGGCACAGCGTGCGCCGGGAATGAAGTCCTGGCATGAGAGGTGCAATTCCATTCATCGGCTGTATCGCGATGACCAGACAGCACGGCGCCGCAAACGGCGTTATGCCACGCTCTGGTCGAACATGGAGACTATGAAGCCGGCTAGCTATACTAAGCCGCCGATAGCAGTTGTCCAGCGGCGCTATCGAGACAGTGATCCGGTTGGACGGATGGCGGTAGAAGTACTAGAGCGAGCAATCAACTTCACGTTGGAGACAAACGATTTTGACTCCAAGTTCAAACAAGTGCGTGACGACTTTCTACTTTATGGCCGAGGAGTGGCCAGAGTTCGTTATGATCCGGTCCTATCTACTGTCCCAGACTATGACGACGAATCAGGTCTGGACATCACCAGCATGGAGGGCCCACAGAAAGAAGCAGTTGATGAGGAAAGGAACGCTGAAAAAGAAGGCAATCCTGACCAAGTCCTGAAATTTGAAAATGTAAAAATATGGTTTGTCCAGCGTCAGGATTTTGTGCACCAAGAGGCCCGGACCTGGGATGAAGTTGACTGGGTTGCGTTCCGCGGCTTTCTAAATCGAGAAGGCCTTGTTGAGCGGTTCGGTGAGAAGATCGGCAATCAGATTTCTGTCAACGTATCAGAGACCTATCGCAAGGACGATTATGACCTTTCCGCGATAAGCGACAAGGCCGAGATATGGGAAATTTGGGACCGCTGTCATGAGGAAGTGCTGTGGATCTCGAAGGGCTTCAAAGAGGTTCTGGACCGTGGATCGCCATATCTCAAGCTCGAAGACTTCTATCCCTGTCCGCGACCGGCTTATGGTACGCTTACGAACGAGTCCTTGGACCCCATCCCGGACTACGTTTATTACCAAGATCAAGCTGAAGAAATTGACCGTCTTACAGCCCGCATTGGAGCACTCACTGATGCCCTCAAGCTTGTTGGCTTCTATCCGGGAGGCCCGCAGGGGGATGGCGCGCCGGAAATAGAGAAGGCGCTTACTCCCGGCTACGAAAACCGGATGATTGCGGTCAAATCCTGGGATGCCTTTAAACAGGGCGGGGGAGGCCAGGGAGCGCCAATTGTCATGCTCCCTATGGGAGAGGTTGCTGAAGTCCTGAAGGGCTGTGTGGAGCTTCGTAAGCAGCTTCTGGACGATATCAATCAGATCTACGGCATTTCGGACATCATGCGTGGTGACGGTGATGCAAATGAGACTGCGACCGCGCAGAGCATCAAGGCCCAGTATGGCTCTGTTCGGATTCGCTCCCGTCAGCAAGAGCTAGCTCGCTTCTGCCGCGATATTTCGCGGATGACCGGCGAGATCATAGCAACCCATTTCCAGCCTGAAACGCTGCTTAAAATGGTCAACATCAAGCTTCCAACGAAGCAGGATGTCATGATGCTGCAGCAAAAGATGCAGCTGATGGCTGCGGCGCAAGCCGGGCGACAGGCAGGAATGGCTGCTGCTGGGATGCCTGGGCCTAATGGGCAGGGCTCGCCTGGGATGCCTGGAGCTGCGGGCGCGGGACCTGGAGCAGCGGGGATGGCCGCGCCGATGCCTCCTGCAGGAATGGGGTCTCCTGCAGGAGGCCCACCGCCACAGCCGCCTAATCCCGGCCCGACTATTGATGACGTGATGGCGCTGCTCCGGGACAATGTGCTCCGGCACTTCAGGATTGATATCGAGGCTGACTCGACCATTGTGGGCGACGAAAGTCAGGAAAGACAGGATCGCAATGAGTTTATTGCGAGCGTTACAAAATTCGTGGAAGTCTGGGGACCTATTGTGGCTGCTCAGCCTGCTATGGCTCAGTTGGCTGGTGGCCTATTGCAATTTGGTGTTCGTGCTTATCGTGTTGGTCGTGAGCTTGAGGAGCTGATCGAAGAGACGATTATCAAAGCTCAGCAAATGCCGCCGCAGCCGCATGGCAAGGGTGCTGATAAAGCTCAATCCGAAATGATTAAGCTTCAGGGCACAAAGATCAAGACTGCTGCAGAGGTTCAGAAGTCTCAGATCGATGCTCAGAATGCGTCTTTTGCTGCCGGACTCAAAGCGCAAGACGAAGCCATGAAACACCAAGTAGATATTGCCAAGATCAACTCCGAATATGGCAAGAACGCTGCGGCTCAAGAAAAGGCCCAAGCCGAACATGTCAAAGCCGGTGCTGCTCATGTGAAAGCCCATGCCGATACCGTGAAAGCTGGAGCTGATTTAGTGACTGCGATGCAGCCGCCGGCGCCTCCACAAAATAAAGGGAATAGTCAATAATGTCGCTTCCATCTGGTGCCCCTGATGTGCTCCCGATATATCCGGCGTTTGCAACCGCTGCTGCTGCAACATCTGGTGTGGTAGCCGCTGCATCGGCCGTTGCCGCTATGCCGGCCGTTGCCGGCAAAACCAACTATGTCACAAACATCGAATTTTCTGGGCTTGGAGCTACAGGCGCCTCTGTTGTGACAGCGACGCTTACCGGTCTGCTTGGCGGTACGCGCTCTTATTCAATCTCAGTCCCAGCCGGTGCGACACTGCAAACCACTCCGCCTACAATCTTCCTGAATTTTGCTGTTCCGATTGCCGCGAGTGCTCCAAACACGGCAATCACATGGACAGTCCCTAGTCTTGGAGCAGGAAACACATTCTCAATCGCCAATATCTCGGGCTTTGTTGTATGAAAGGAAAGATCAATGCCCTTCTACTATGATGTAACGCGCAGTGCTACCTCGAACGGCTCTGCAGGGACGGCTTCAACCCATCTTTGGGGCCATACGGCTGCGAATCAGGAAACTGTCGGGATAGGCTTAATTTTGGCTGCTGGTCGATTTGGGACAGCGGGCGGAGCGCAGCTGCGTCTGAATACCAACACCGGCACCACGGCTTCAGGTGGTACGTCAAACGTGCCGGGGGCGAAGAACATACGCGGCGCCGTCGCTGCTCAGAGCCTTTGGTTTGATGACACATCCGCGATTACTGCCGGCACCACTCTCAAGCAGCGCCTATCGATTGGCTGGGCCCAGACTGGCGGTACAGGTGGTTATCAGGCTCTCGAGCCGACTGACAAAATTCAACTGATGCCGAATTCGGTCAGCCCGGTGGATGTCGAATTCACCTCGGTTGCTTCAAGTGCGTCAGTGACATTCGATATCACGGTTGAGTTTGGCGAAGGTATCTAACCTTGCCTCTTCCGTCATACACGCGCCGCAACTGGGATAGCCAGCTTGAGAATGATCTTCCTGATTCACGCGTGAGATGGTGCATGGATCATGAGCTGGTTTATGTTGGCGGTAGGCAAAGGCAGCATGTCTATTGCGCATCCTGTGGGATGCGGGCCGGGGTAATCAGGCCGGAATGGTTTGCCCATGTGTTTTACCTGTGTGAGCCCTGCTGTGAGAAATATGGAGCGATTGAAGGAACTGTAGAGGTACCTGAAGCCGCGGTCCGCTAGGGAGGTTTAAGGCGTGACAAACATCCCGTTTATTGCGGATGGCGGATACAACAGCTCTGCCACGGCCAGCGTAGCGCTGACAACGCCCGCCGGGATAATTCCCGGCAATCTTTTAGTAGCGTTTGTCACGGTACAAGATCAAAGCGCGTTAGCAACAGTCAACACGCTTGCCGGTTGGACGCCTATTGCTAATACCGGATATAGCGTCGCACAAAACACTTCCAGATCTCGCCAGTTTGCCTTCTGGAAAGTGGTGGTACCAAGCGAGGCAGCGAGTTTTACGTTTACCGGTGCGGCTAACGGCGGCACCTTTGTCGGTATGGATGGAAACATCCGTGCCTATGCCGGGACCAATGGCACAACCGTAATAAACGGAACTGCCACTGCAGCGAGTACAAGTCTTGGCGCCGCTTTAACTATTCCTGCTATTTCAGAGACGACTTTCGTCAAAGGCGAAAAAGTCGTCTACTGCATGACAGATACTGGGAACACCGTAAATTCTACGGCGAGCCCAACTGCTCTTTCTGACCTTTTCACGGCGGCCGGCGTATTCGAATCGTATGTGATTGGGGATTTCGATCCTACAGCCACGCCGCCAGCTGAGACTATTGGAGGTGCAAACAATTTTTCGCAAACGGGCATTGGGTTTACAATTCTCCCAGGTCCCGCGCCTTTAACATCGTTTACCGGGAAGTTTGGCCGGAAGTCCTTCTGGCGATTTGCTTTCAATTCTCTTGATCAACCAGTACCGCAAGTAGGAAAGGAAAACTTCCACTGGCAATCTGATTTCAAGCCCGCGCCACTTAATTGGTTCAGGTACAACAGTTGGGACCAGTCTCAACCTCCCGTTATTGACCAAGAAAATCCACATTTTGTTTTTGACTTTAAACCTGCAGGCCTTAGCGGGTTCAAATATAATAGTTGGGATCAGCCTACATCATTTGATTTAGAGAATCCGCACTTTATAGGCCGATATCAGCCGACAGTACTTAGATCGTTCAGATATACTAATATTGCTGATATACCTCTTGTTGTTATTGTTCCGGAAACCAATACTCATTTTGTTGGCTATTTCAGTCCGGCAATTCTTCGCTGGTTTAGGTACAATAGCTGGGATATAGAGCCTCCAGTTATTGACCGAGAGAACCCGCATTTTGTTAGTGACTTTAAGCCTGCAACCTTTCTAAGCGCGTTCAGATACAACAACTGGGACCCGACGGGGCTTAACACTCCGGCGCCGCTTCCTCCGCCGCCTCCGCCACCGCTGCCAATAGCGACAGCAACAATTGCTGCGTATCATCGCAGAACGATCCAAAAGAATTTCGATATCACAAGAGCTGCGCAATTTCCGCAGGAGTTCGTTGAAGATATGGCCCTCGAGGTGCTGATACAGGCGGCTCTAGCCGGTGATCCTGTGGCGAGAGCAGCGCTTGATCAATTGAGAGATGGACAGGTCGCAACTTTTGGAGGATCACTCGATTGGAGAACTTTGCAGGGACTACAATAACGAATGGTGATGTTGTGCTGATGTTCCTGACCTTCATGTTCGGAGTGTATTGGTGGGCGTGACCTATGTTTTGCGCGATGGCAAGCTGATCAAAAAGGCTTATGCGCCTTCGCTTGCCCGCTCGCATCTTTCGGCACCTATGATTATCAAGGACAATGCTGACCCATTTTTGTCCCATGCTGATGGCAAGGTGTACACATCCAAGTCAGCCTACTATCGCACGCTAAAGGAGCGTGACCTGCGCATTGTTGAAGAGACATTGGGGCCGCCGCAAAACTATCAGGGAGATCCGATTACCAAAGAGGAAATCGGGGAAGCCTATCAGCAGGTGCGTGATGGCTACAAGCCAGCGCCGCTTGAAAAGGAAGAGATAGCTTAAGCATGGTTGATGAAGTTGAAACTGGCGAAGCCGCACCGGCTCCGGCAGACGATCTAGATTTGTCTTCTGAGATAGCAGCGGCGGTTGAAAAGCAGCGTGCGCCTGATTTAAAGGCCGAACCTGCGGAAAAAGCACAAAAAGAGCCATCAGAACCGGCCAAGGATCAAATTAGCGAAGATCGTCCACGGGATGACAAGGGACGATTTGCCGCGAAGGGTGAAACAGAGGCCACAGAAAAGCCCGTAGAGGCCAAAGAAGAACCATTAGCACCGATTGCAGCTTCTGACGCCCCAAAGCCGCCGGCGGGCTTCTCTGCGGTTTCTAAGGCCCAATGGGATAAGCTCCCGGAGGCTGTTAGGGCCGATATTGCCAAGCGAGAGGTTGAAGTTGCTGACGGTTTTAAGCAATTCAGCCGTTACGACGGCCTTGGAAAATTTGCCGATCTTTGCGAGCGCAATGGCACAAATCTGACGGCGGCCGTTACCCAGTACAATCAGCTCGAAAATCTTTTTGTGCGAGACCCGGTTGCTGGTGTTACGGCGATATGCCAGCGCCTGAACATTGACCCGCGCATTCTGACATCCGCCATGCAGGCCAATTTTGGCGGATTGACTGGGCCTCAACCGGCTCAGCAGCCACCCCAGGGCCAGAATGGGTATCAAGGGCCGGGGTTCAACCCGGAGGCCCTTATCAACGAGGCGATGAACAGGTTCAATGCTCAGCAGTCTGAGAGAGACACGCATTCTCAGATCAGCGCCTTCATGACCGATCCGGCAAACATATATTTTGAGAATGTGCGCCCGCAAATGGTGGCTGCATTGCAGTCCGGCCAGGCGAGCACATTGAAGGAAGCATATGAGGCTGCTCTTTGGATGAATCCGGAGACGCGAGCGATCATGCTTCAGGAAGAGAAAACCAAGGCCCCAACACAAAGAAGCTCCGTTGCTGCAGCGACTCAAGCCAAAGCCGCAGCAAAGGCAGTTGGAGGCTCCCCGCGCCCGGGACTCAAGTCGGGCGGAGCTATAGATCCAAACGCATCAGTAACAGATACCATCATAGCGGCCATCAACGCTCAGCGTGGGGTCGTCTAAGAAAGGTAGATTATGGCTTCCCCCCTTGTCACAACTATTGACTGGGGCGACGTGGTGACCACCACTCTTGAAAATCGCTCCAGGAAACTGGCTGACAATATAACCAACAACAACGCGTTGCTGACATACCTGAAAACTCGCGGCAAAACTGACACCTTTAATGGTGGTCGCGAGATCATGCAGGAACTCGAATACGCGATGAACCAAACATTCCAATGGTATTCAGGCTATGAGAACCTGAACGTATCATTGAATGACACGATGACAGCCGCCCGCTTCCCAATCAAGCAGGCGTCTATCTCTATCACGATTTCCGGTCTGGAAGAGCTCCAGAATGACAGCGAAGAGCGCATGATCGATTTGATCCGTGCGCGCATCAATGTCGCTGAAGCGACCTTCTGGAATCAGCTCTCAGCTGGCGTCTATTCAGATGGCACCGCCTTCGGCGGAAAGCAGATGAACGGCCTAGCGCTTCTTGTTGCCAAAGTGCCTACATCAGGCGTTGTTGGTGGCATCGACCGCGGTAGCCAAGTCTGGTGGCGCAACTTTGCTGTCAATGCCAATACGGATGCGCGTGGCGTTGTGACCAGCTCCAATGTGCAGTCCTATATGAACAGCACAACGGTCAATCTGAAGCGCAACACCGAAGGCGTAGATCTTATTGTCGCAGACAATAATTTCTATCTGTCCTATCTCGCTTCGCTGCAGACCATTCAACGCATCACGTCTGAGAAGGGCGAACACGGCATTGGCTTCACCGGTCTTAAGTATTACGGGGCCGGCAAGGAAATTGATGTCGTTCTCGATGGTGGAAAGAACGGTCAGATCAGTGCCAACACCATGTATTTCCTCAACACCGAGTACTTCATGTATCGGCCGCATGCGCGCCGGAACTTCAAGGTAGTCGGTGGCGATCGCGCCAATGTCAATCAGGACGCGATTGTGAGAATCATGGCATGGGCTGGAAATATGACGATTTCCAATTCCTTCCTCCAAGGCGTTCTCTGGCAGTAAGGAATCAAAACCATGACAATCGCAATTGAACAATTCTCTACTGTCGGCGCAAAAATCTTCATGCCCGACGGGCCGTTCAGCAATCAGACTCCAGGCATGTTTGCTTTCAAGCTTGGGACTGTTATTGATGGTGATGCAGAGTCGGAATATACGTATCTGCAGCTAACCGTTACCGGCGCTCTGACGCTGCAGCAAGGATCGCTGATTGGCTGGGACAATAGCTATCAGGCTTATCTTCCCACCACAGCAACGGAGACCCAGCATAGCGGTAGCTCAATGGGCTCCTTCTTCCTGGGCGGCCGCGTAGGTGACCCGGGAGGTTTGCCAAGCTCGGTCAACTGGCCGTTCTTATATACGTTCCCGTCTCCTGGAATATACGGAATATGGGTACAGCGTGCTGGCTCGGCTTTGCTTAACCTCGTGTCTGCAGCTGTCACTGCGCCCGCTTTCGGGAATGTGGTGACAACTACGACAACTGCGGGTGCTGTTGATGCGCCAACAGCTGCCGTTGGCAAGGCGATACAAGGGCTGTTCTTGGCGCCGTTTTCGGCTACCTTCACCGGTAATACGACAAACGGCTCAGCTGTTATCACGGCCGTGTCTACCGCCAAGGGTGTCGAAGTCGGAATGGGTCTCACCGGATCCAATGTGCCAGCTGGTTGCTTTGTTGCGGCGATCAACGGGAACACGATCACCCTCGGCAACATAACTGCTGCAGGATCCGCGCTTGCCACCTTGACTGCTACCGGCACCACGTTTACGGCGGCTAGGTATTCGTTCACGGCAAACACTGTGAATGCGTCGCCGATCCTGACCAATGTTTCAAATATCTCCGGCATTTATCCGGGGTCAGGGTTGGGTGTTGCTGGTGCAGGCATTGGGGTAGGCTCTACCGTTCTTTCGATCGGTGGTAACTCTGCATCAGGATATGTCATCACCATGTCCGCCAATGCCACTTCGACAACCACATCTACTACGTTCAACTTCACTCCGGTTGTGAGTAATACGACTGTGGTGGAGGGCCTGCTACGCTGGCCGTATATGACGTAATATCAATAAGGCGGGCTACGGCCCGCCTTTTCTTTAGGAGAGTAGAATGTTCGGACCTTTCTACGGCAAGAGTACGGATCGCTTCATAACAAAGGCGCCACTTGAGGTAAATACAATGGGATCAATCACAGATCGATTCAACAATGTCAGTCAGCAAACCTTCCGTGCGGCTGTTGCCTCACCGGAGGCAATGCTCGAATTGAAGGATGCTGTACAAGCATTTTTGGTTACAATAGAGGCCGCGTTGCCAGCGCCTCCGGTTGCCGAAAAAGAATGGTTGCCGCCTGCATCTCCAATACCTGATGCAATACCTGTAGTTCCGAGGTGACTTAAATGGCTACAACAGTTCCCGCATGTCTTGCGCTTCTCACCGGTGGAATTCCGGGTTGGGATAATACGACTACGGCCGTCATTACAACAGCTCAGCGCGTGACCACTATTTCCACGATTCTGGCTGGAACCGTGGTGACCAAGGCAGACGTGATTGCTCTCATTCAGACCGCTGCTACGGCGGCCGGATGCAGCCCAAAAGCGGTCTATGACTACATGGTCTGCCCAACAGCGTCTGACCCTGTGGCGGTCTATCCGCTTGCGGTTAATCCGTTCTATTCAGGCGTCAATCCTGGAAGGTGATTTCAATGGACGACTATCTACCGGTTATCGATCCGTTTGCTTTGCCGGCTATCGAACCGTTTGCCGCGATTGATAATTTCACTATGAATTATGCCGATATGAATCGTGGTGTCACGCCCATATTTTTTATTGCAACTGTTCCTCACGAGGCTCTAAGCGAAGAGAGTGGATATCCAAGATTTGTTAGCCAAGAGCAAGTGCGCATTTTGGTTGCCGGGGATACTTTAAACCAAGGAGTGTTCCCGGTTACCGAGGAATACAAGCGCCGCTTTGCCGATGCCTATGCGAAATTCAAGGCTGGCCCAGGAGGTGCGGAGCGTCACATCGAAGGAACGCCGTTAGCTCAATGGCCGGCCATGACCACAATCCACATCAAGGAATTTGAAGCTCTGAACATTTTTACGATTGAGGGCCTGGCAGAAGTGTCTGATGGCAACATCAATCGGCATGTGGAGGGGCGCAAATGGCGAGAGATGGCGAGAGCATTCCTTGCCCAGGCAAAGGACAGTGCCGCGGCTCAGAAATTTGCTGCTGAAAATGAGCGCCTTAGAGAGAAAATGGAAGAGATGCAGCGAGAGCATATTGCGTTCAGAAAGTATGTTGAGGAAAAGATCGAAGAAGAGGGCGCGGAAAATCAGCCCAAGAGGCGCGGAAGACCGCCAAGAACTCAGCGGGAAGCTGAGGAAGATTAATGGCCCTCATAGATATTATCAAACGGGCCGCAATCAGATGCAATATACCAACGCCCAGCGCAGCTTTTTCGGCTACTGATCCTTTGATCATTCAAATGGTTGCGTTTGCAAATGATGCCGCGCAAGACATGATTGAGCGTTGGGACTGGCGGAACCTCAAAATAGGAGCGCAAGTCATTGGTGACGGAACTACTACTTTGTTTAGCCTTCCTGCTGACTGGCTGCGTGTTGATCCTTCTGACAAATCGCCTGTTGGCGCTTTTGTTTCTAACCTATTTCCTCTTATTCCTCTGTCTGGTCCAGTCAATGATGAAGATCTGAACGCCTACAAGAATTTTCCAGCGATGCCGGTGCGGCCCATGTGGCGCCTGATCGGCGGAGCGTTGGAGATATGGCCGGCTCTGGCTCTGAACGAGACGGTGACTTTCAACTATTTCTCCAAGAATTTTGTCATCAAGAGCGATGGGTCCTCGAGGCAACCGCAATGGACTGCCGATGATGATGTCGGGCTTGTTCCTGAAGACACGATTATGAAGGGGGTTGTCTGGCGTTGGAAGAACGCCAAAGGTCTCGATTATGCTGAGGAGATGCGGCAATACGAATTGAGCCTTATTCGCCAGGCTGGCCAGGAGAGCCAGGAACGTTCGGTAGCAACAGCCTTCCCGTCCTATTACCCGGGCATGGATTGGTGGCCTGGGGCAATCAATGACCAAACGACGCAGCAACCATGACACAAAGACCAAGTGAGGTTCCTACGGATTATATTTTGGTTTGCGATGATTGGGAATGGAAAGATCAATGGGCATGGTTGGGCGGATTTTGGCTGGCCCGGAGGGAACCTTTCGTGAAAGCGGTATGGGTGCGGCCCGACTGGGTATGTCCCAATGATGCTCCAAGCGCTTAAAAACAAGCGCCAGCAACAGAATGCCATTGTGGCGGCTGGCACGCTGCAGGCACCAATCAAGGGATGGTACACAGGAGCGAGTTTAGCCGATGCCCCTCCAGCAAGCGCCTTTGTTCTAGATAATGCGTTTGTCCAGTTGGATTTCATCCGTTCTCGCCGTGGGTCTTCAACTTGGGCCAGCGGCATGGGTGCCAATGTTTCCATCAATACATTGATGAACTGGACCAATGGGTCCGTTGTAAAAATCTTTGCCGCGACCAGTGATGGTAACATTTACGACGTAAGCAACATAGGTCCGGTTGGGGCCCCGGTAGTTACCGGACTTTCCAACGTCCATAGCCGGTTTGGTGGTGGTGGCTATTTTGAATGGCTGCAGCATAAAGATGCTGGCGGAGGAACCTGGCTAGTCGCGGTTAACGGGGTCGATCCTGTCCAGTTTTATAATGGGACAACATGGACAACAGCACCGGCATGGACGGGAACCGGATTTACCACACTGTCTTCCATATGGACATTCAAGGGCCGCCTTTTTGGTGTTGCGACCGGCTCCCAATACGCTTGGTATTTGCCAGTCGGCAACGTCGGGGGAGCAGCAAGCCTATTCTCCTTAGCCGAATTCATGAGATGGGGTGGCGCTCTTTTAACCGGGGGCACTTGGGCCGTCGAGTCAGTCTCGGGTAATTTTGAGTTTCTCTGTTTCATAACAACCGAGGGCGAGGTGCTCGTTTATGATGGGTCAGACCCGACAGTTCTGACCTTGAGAGGCACCTATAAGGTTTCAAGGCCTCTTGGCGTTCGCTGTCTGATGAAGGCAGGCGGCGATCTTGCGATAATGACCGAGGATGGCATTGTGCCTATGTCCCAGGTCGAGACATTGGACCAAGTGGCGCTGCAGAATGTGGCGATAACAATGCCGATTGCGCCATCATGGCGGCAGGCGGTGCTTGACCGGTCTGGGATTGTGGGTTGGCAAATAGTGATGTGGCCAATGGAATCTATGGCTATCGTCAATCTACCAAAGGTGAACGCACTTGATAGGACGCAGTTTATCGCTAATGCTCGCACTGGTGCTTGGTCTCGCTATTTGGGCTGGGATGCAAATTGTTTTGTTGTGTCTGGTTTGGGACTGACTAATTCCCAATTGTTTTATGGGACGTCTGACGGCCGCACAATGCTTGCTGAGAGCGGCGGGCAGGATGATGGGAAGCCTTATACGGTTACGATCTTCCCGAGGTTTGAGCACCTTGGACAGCTGGAGACATCAATTGCACAAGCTACAACTTACAGTTCTGTCATCAATAAGCAACTTCGAATGGTACGAATTAATCTTTTCACAGACACACCTTTTACCCCGCAGCTTACCGCTCGAACTGACTATGACACAACTATCCCACCTAATCCCGGAACAACTTATGCTCCCATTATCGGAGGCGCCCAATGGGGAATTGCCCGCTGGGGAATAGATCGCTGGCCTACAAAAGCCTTCAAGCAATTGACCTGGGCCGCTTGTCCGGGGATTGGCGCGGTGCATTCTCCGGTCATGCAATGGACCATATCTTCTACCTCTGTACCGGACATACGATTCACCGCGTTTGATCTGATGTGGGAAGGTGGAAACTTGCTTGGCTAGGATTATCATTAATGATAGTCCGCGAGCCAAGATTTTCATCGAAAAGGCGCTCAGCTGTCATATATCTTCACCCTTTGCCGGCATTGTTGTTGCTGACCAAGACGGTCAAATTCTGGGCGCTGTTATATTAAATAATTTTGAGCCAAGACTAACAGTTGATCTCACGGTAGCCGGACGAGGCGCCTTTGGTATCAGAGAAGTGCGTATGGTAGCCCGCTATATTTTTGAGCAACTTGGTGTCCAGAGGATTACGGCAGTCATACGGCCGGACAATTATAGAGCGCTTCGCACGCTTGTTTCGCTTGGGTTCAAGAGCGAAGGTGTTTTGCGCCGTCGATACAAAGATTGTGATGGGCTTTTATTCGGAATTACTCGCGAAGAGCAAAGGGCAATAAGGTTGAAAGATGGGTAGTTCTCCAAGCCCTCCTGACCCCATGCAAACAGCGTTTCTGCAGGGAACAATGAATATTGAGGCTGCGCAAGAGCAGCAAGCCCTAAACATGACGAACCAAGTCACTCCCTATGGGACGTTGACTTATACCAAAACTCCAAATCATCAGGGAGCATTTGGGCTTTTTGGGCAGATGGATGCGCCTGGGGCTTATACGGCAACGACGGTTCTCAGTCCCGAGATGCAGGCGCTCTTCAATCAAAATCAGAGCAATGCTCTAACGTCCGCAGACATTGGAGGCCAGCTTGAAAAGAATGTCCAGCAATCGGCTAGCCAGCCTTTGGATCTTGGATGGAGCGCGACCGAAGCAAACCTTGACGCGTTGAACAAACAACGGCTTGATCCATTGTGGCAGCAGAACACAGAGGCTGAGAAACAGTCGTTGTACAATCAGGGATTGTCGCCCGATAGCCCCGGATATGCGACGCAGATGCAGCAGTTCAATCAGGCAAAGAATGATGCTTACAATCAGATGTTCCTCCAGGGCCACTCGCAAGCAGTTAATGATCTTATTCAGCAATACGAAATCCCGATTAACGCCGCGCAGGCATGGCGTCAAGGTGGCCAGATATCTTCTTATCAACCAAATCTGGGCCTCGTACAGACCCCACAGGCGTCGGTTGCTGCGCCAAATTATGCTGGCCTTGTAGAGCAGAATTATCAGCAGCAGTCGGCTAACTCCAATGCTCAAATGGGAGGCCTCTTTGGGCTTGGCGGGCAGCTGCTCGGGCTCGGAGGCTCGCTGCTGTCAGACAGAACTGACAAGACTGATATCCAACCTCTTGGCCAGGACCCACAGACCGGCATTCCGATTCATGCCTTCCGGTACAAGGGAGACCCGAAGAGCTATCCAAAGACGATTGGGCCAATGGCGCAGGATGTTGAAAAGGCCGCTCCTGACGCTGTTACAACAGTAGGCGATCACAAGGTTATCAGGACAGCTAGAACGCTAAGGGGCCAGGCCTGATGGCGGGGATAGCTGATTATCTCCCCACGCTGTTTAATGCTCCCGGCAACCCAACTGCTGATCAGCATGCGCGTGATGCGATGATTGCAGCTCTTGCAAGGGGAGGGGGAACTGGCGCGGGCGATTATTCACCGATTCAATCGAAATGGCAGGGTGCGGCCCGTCTAGCAGAGGGGCTCAAGACCGGTCTTGCAAATTATGCCCAGGGAGCCGCGGCCAAGCAAGGAGCAACTGATCTTGCCAATGTTCTGGCGCCGGCATTACAGCAGCCGCCTGCTCAGCAACAAATCACTCCGTTGCCTCCTCCGCCGCAACAAGCGGCTCCAGCCGCGAGTGGAGCCGGGGGAGGCGGCATTGGCGGCCTGATCAGCGCCCTTGGTGGCACTTCTCCTATCGGCCCATCGACAAGTGTCCCGTTGCAGGCATTATCCCCGCGGGAAAGCGCGGGAGTGCCTCCGGCCTTATCGGTAGGGCCGACTCCAATGCAGCCGGCGTTGCCGGTTGCCCCGGTACCAGCACCTGCTCCGGTTAGTCAGGTCACGCCTCAGGAAATCCAAGGCAACCAAGCTCTGCAAGATGCGCTGGCAGCTGGGAACCGTGCTCCGGCGCCTATGGTTGCTCCGCAAGCTAGTGTGCCTTTGCCACCCGTTCGGGTTGCCGATGCTGGGCAAGTTCCTGTTCCCTTACCGAGGCCGGAAAATCAGGTTCCTTTGCCGATTTCGCGGCCATTGCTGACAACGAACGGCCCAACCGAGGCTCCTGTTCCTCCAATGCGGCCGCTTCAGGTTGCTACTCCTCTATCTCAGCCGGCCAGTTCCGGCGGATTCTTTGGCCCGGGAGGCGGGTTTGATCAGTATCGCAATATTACTGCTCAAATTGAAAGCGGCGGGGGTACTGTTCCCGATCGTCCGGGGAGCCAATATCATGGCACCTATCAACTGGGGCCCGGTTGGGGAGGAACCGGAACAGAAGAAGAGCGTTTTGCACGCGGCACGCAGGATAATTTCAACACGCTTAGGAATAACCTTGGGCGTGATCCAACTCAAGGTGAACTTTATCTTGCGCATCAGCAAGGCGCCGGTGGTGCTCTCAGCCTAATTAACAACCCTGATACCCCTGCAGGCCAGCTTGTGCCCGCAAGGCACATTTCTGCCAATGGTGGCGATCCAAATGCACCGGCTAGCGATTTTATAAACAAATGGGCAAGTAGGTATGGCGCCCCGACGGAGCAGCTTGCTGGCGGCTCTCCCGGCCTGATCACTCCTGGCCAGCGGCAAATTGCTCAGACTGTTAACGGTCCCGGTATTTATCCTCAGACTGCAACGCAGGGTAATCCTGCTATTGGAGCCATGCCGCTCCCGGCCCGCCAAGGGCTGAGCAATGCTCCATTCATGCAACCGCAACAGCCCCCCGCGGGGCAGCAGCAAAATTTAGAGCCACGTCCTCCGTCGCCGCCTATTCCCCCTCCGCCTCCCGATACCGGACCGCGGAGCGGGCTTGCGCCGCTAAACCAGCTGGCGCAAAACATCTATGGCCAGAGCTACTCGGATTTGCCGCTGTTTACCGGTAAAGAGCAGCAGCCAGCCTCGCCAGTGCCCGCCCCTAAGGGAACGGCAGAAGAAGCTACACAAGGAGCAGAGCTTCCCCCACTTCCACCGCGGCCCAGGATCAACACTCAAGCCGCCTTGGCCTACCTTTCAAACCCGCTTTATGCCGGGCAGCAATATGCTGCGCAGAGGCAATTAGTGTTGCAAATGCTGCAGCATCAAATGACACAAGATGCGGCCGGGCAGTTTCAGCAGTTGAATGTTAATGGGACGCCGGTTCAGAGGAATACGGCAACAAATCAGCTTTCCGCCTTCCCATCGAATCCCAACAAGGAAACCGATACAACCGAAATCAAGAATTACAATTTCTACAAGAACAATTTTGCACCTACCCAAAATCAGCCAAATCCGATGACGTTTGAGCAATGGAACATTGCCAAGCAGAATGCAGGAAAGGCACCCGCCGATCAGCCGGTCATGGGCAGAGATGGGCAGCCGCTGGCCGAAGATTTGAAGGGTCAGGATGTTTTGGCCGCTGTGCCTCAGCCGGTTGGGATTATGGCACAGAGGTACATCGATGGCAGAGAGGTGCTACCAAACATCACCTCGAGAACGCCTCCGATGGTAGTGCAGGCAAGGCTGGCAGCTCAGCAAGCTGATCCAATGCTCGATCAGACGGAGAGCAAAACAAGAGCTGGCACCCGCAAGGATTTCACCTCGGGCCCGACATCCAAGGTGATCACGGCCGGCAATACCGCCCTGGGTCATTTGACAGAGCTGTCCGAACTGGTCCCGCAGCTTGGTAATGTGGACTGGGCGGTTGGTGGCACGCCTGCAAATGCCGTTGTCAATGCGATCAAGGGAACCGGTGCCAGCGGTCAGACGCTTGCGAAGTTCAATGAGCTGAACCAGCTTTATTCTGCTGAGATGGAAAAGTTTTATGCTGGTTCGAGCGGCGGCACAGCTGGTGAAAGAAAACAGCTCGAGCTAAATATTAGTCCAAACATGACACCTACTCAGCAGAACGCGGCAATTCAGCAAGCCGCGTTGGCTCTGGCTTCCAAGGTTGAAGCCCTGCAGGGGCAATGGCATGCCGGGATGGGGCCGCTCTCGGGTGACTTTGATGTCATTCATGCTGAAAACAAGCCGTTCGTTGAATCTGTTAGAGCTGGCGTTCTTGGGCGCTTGGGGCAGCCCGGAGGCGCTCCTGCAGCCCCAGCAGTTCCTGCCCAGACGGCGCCAACCGCCCAACCTAAGCGTTTCAAATATGACGCTAACGGAAATCTGACACCAGAATGACAATCGAAGTTACCGGTCCGGATGGAGCAGTTCATGAATTTCCGGATGCGACAACGCCTGATGTCATCAAAGGCGTTATGGCTAAACACTATGGCGGAGAGGGCAAAGTAGGTTCCGGACCTCCGCAGGCTGCAGCAGGCGAGCCCTCTCCACCGCCAAGTCTGGCTCTTGACGCTGCCAATCAGGCAACCATTGGCCTCTCTCGTGGTGCTCTTGGAACAGCTGGATTCATTCCGGATGTGGCAAGTGGGCTCCGGTCGGTTGCCAACAAGGGCTTTGATTATCTCCTCGGACCGGCACCGCCCAATCAGCCTGACCTATCAAATACTCTAGGCTCAGCCGGTTTGAACCAAATGGCCGCCAGGGCCATTCCGGGGCTCGCTGAGCCACCTCAAACCACGGCTGGTCAATATTCCCGCACAGCCGCAGAATTCGTTCCAGGGGCCATTTTAACGCCCGGCAATCCACTAGCAAATGCACTTCGATATGGTGTGGGGCCCGGGATAGCCTCTGAGGCTGCAGGGCAGGTAACAGCCGGCACTCCCATGGAGGGACCGGCTAGGATGGCCGCGGCGCTTGCTGGCGGGGTTGGGGCTGGTTCTGTTCTGACCGGCGCCAAACAGGCAGCGACCGAGGCAATCCCAACTGCCGAGAATATTGAGGCGCTGAAGAATGCAGCCTACAAAAAAGCTGAGGATCTAGGGGCGGCATATACGCCAGAGGCCTATGGTGGGCTGGTCGCCAAGATCAAACAGGATGCCCAGGCCGCTGGTATCAGCCCCGATCTGCACCCGAAAGCGCTGTCGGTAATCAATAACCTTGAGGCTCATGCCGCAGAAGGCGAGCCGATAAGCCTCAAGGCTCTCGATCAGAAACGCCAGTTCGTCAATCGTGACGTGACGTCATCAAATGACAATGGCGAGCGTTTCTTTGGCAATATGATCAGAAACAACATTGATCAGTTCATTGCCAATCCCGAGCCGTTTGTAAAATCTCCAGCTGTTCCAACACCGGCACAGCCGGGCCCAGGTAGCCCAACATGGAACAGATATTTGCAGCGTCTTGCGGATTATTCGGACAAGACAAGAGACCTTTATGACCTTGCTGTTGAGCACGAGATTGTAAAGAATCGTGACGAATTCGCTAATCCCACTCAAACGCAAGCCAAAGGGATTTCGGATCTAGTCGACAAGTTCAAGAATGATCCTGCGTTCACAGGGATATCGTCCCCGCCAGAAAGGCCTTTGCCGCCTTCAGGATATATTCAAGGCAGCGCTCTTAATCCGGAAGCTCCCGCACCAAGACCGCAAACCGCGCCCAGTGCAATGGCGGCTGGTGCCGCTCCTGAAGCAGCTGAAGCCATTCAAAATGCGCGTGATTTAAATACGCGGTTTGCCAAGTCCAAGGATCTTGCCGAGGCGCTCCAGCTTGCTGATTGGCAAAAGAAGAGAAATCAGGTTCCAAATATCGACGCTACAACAAGACAAAACCTTTATCGATTGCTCAAAAACGGGAATTGGACACCTGAAGAAGCAAGCCAGCTGGAAAACACAATGGGGGGCAGCATGCTTCAGCAAGCGCTCCGCGGTGCAAGCAAGTTTTCGCCCACCAGTGCTCTTCCGGCCGGACTGGAGGTTGGAGCTGGCTTATTCGGCAATCATCCGGTTGGAGCCACCGCTCTTGCTGCAGGCGGGTATGCGGCCAAGAAAGCTTCTGAGGCCATAACCAATCGCAACGTCGAAAATCTTTTGCAAACGATTTTAGCCGGCGGCCGAGCCCCGCCGTTACAAGTCAATCCGCAGCCGCGGCAGCTCGGAGCTGCTCTTGCGGGTATCTCTAGTCGTTTCCCGCAACAACTTCCGCAGAGCCAACCGGCTTATTAACCGCTTCACCCTGAATTCTATCTCGACAACGAAGGCAGTGGCAAAGCCAGCTGCCAGGAAAGCCATTACGGCTTGCGCATAGCCATTGCCGTTGAATGCTCCGTTGTAACTGAACAGCATGAGCACGCTAAAGAAAATGCCTATCTGAAATATCTTCCACAGGATCATAAATGCCTCGCCAAAGTGATGGAACTTTTACGCAGCTAGCCAATACGGCCGCGGTATTCGGTAACATAATCGACCCGGTCGAGTTCAACATACTCACGGGTGATTATGATACGGAAATCACGAATTCGCTAGATCGTAATGGCCGTGGGGCGATGCTGGCTGATCTAGATGCGGGCTCATTCCGGGTCAAAAATATTGCAAACCCGACTGCCGCGCAAGATGCAGCTCCCAGGCAATATGTGCTCAATCAGGTTATTTATAATTTTCCAACCAACGCTCAGACGGTTACCGGCACAGACACCATAGTTGCTACCTTCACCCCGCCATTGACGTCCTATGGTCATGGGATGCGGGTGTATTTCAGGGCCGTCGGGGCAAATACGACAAGCCTTGTTACGTTCGCCCCGGATGCCTTGGCGGCAAAGACCGTCTACAGATCCGGTTATCATTTCGGCACATTGCTTTCCCCTGGAGATATTCCCGATGCAGGCTTTTGGGCCTGCCTGACTTATGATGCAGGCCTTAATTCCGGGGCCGGTGGCTTTTCAATGGAGCCCTGGGACAGGACGCCAACCGGTACAATTAAAATGATGGCTAATGCCATTGCGCCTCCGGGTTATCTTCTTTGTAACGGTGCATCTCTTGCGCGCTCCACCTATTCAAATTTGTTTGCGGCTATATCAACTCTTTATGGCTCTGTGGATGGTTCTCATTTTAACCTTCCCACTCTTGGCGGCAGGTTCCCACGATTTCTGGACGGCGGTATCGGATTAGATCCGGGCCGGACAATGGGTTCATTGCAGGGCCAGCAGTTTCAGGATCATACACACTCCGCGTTTCTCCCCGGAACCACTACTGGCGTTTCTGGTCCAGGAGCTTTTTTGGTTCCGTCGCAGGGCTTTACCCAAAATACCGGTCTTTCATCCTCTGGCACAGCTGGTACAGAAACACGACCGGTGAACATTGCCCTCTATGGTATCATAAAACTCTAATGGCAAGTGTTATCACGTTTCCCCCATTTCCTCCTGGAGGGCCGGGACCACTTCAGGGATTAAGAGGACTAAGATTTCGTGGAACATGGAACCCACAGACCGCATATGCTGTGGACGACGGTGTGTATTTTAATGGCTCGAGTTATATAGCCATTGCCATCAATGTAGGTAACCAACCGGATGTCTCACCAGCTACGTGGCAGATTATAGCTCTTGGTGCCGCATCAACCGCCGTTACCGTTACTGATACACTAAGTTCCATCGTTGCGGCACAGGGCTCTATAATCTACAAGTTAAACAATCAACCTACAGGATGGGCCGCATTACCGCCTGGAATAGCGGGACAAATTCTACAAACACCTGGCCTAAATCAAAGTCCAATATGGGCAACACTGACCGCTACTCAATCTCTCACTGCTGTTCAGCAGTCATCTACGACAACCACAACCTATACTCCTACTCCAGGTATGAAAGTATCCATTCACGAAACCTGGGCCGGAGGAGGTGGCGGGGGAGGGGCTGCCAATAGTGCCGTTGGGCAAAGCACTGGAGGGTTTGGCGGCTCTGGAGGATATTCAAGAAGGATACTGACTGCACTCCAAATTGGAACTGGCCAGATGATTATAATCGGGCCTGGAGGGCTGGGCGGCCTCGCGGGGAATAATCCTGGCAATCCGGGTGGCGACACGACCGTAGGAACTGTCCTGTGTGTGGCAAAAGGTGGCAGTCCCGGACTTGGCGCGGCCGCGAACAGCAATGCCCCCGGGGGCCTTGGTGGCATTCCTGGCACAGGCGATGAAGCCCATCCTGGCAGTCCTGGAGACACAGGCGCATTTAGCTCGGAAAGTCCCGTTGTGATTCCTATCGGTAGAGGTGGGGATACATCTCTAGGGCGCGGTGGCTTGCCAGGGGCATCTCCAACCGATGCGAATTGTGGGGCCGGTGGTGGGGCCGGATTATCAACAAATAATAATGGCGATCAGCCTGGCGCTCAGGGTTCAAATGGCTTCTGGCGTGTTACGGAGTTCATATTCTCATGAAGCGCTCTAAGGAGAGTGTGCAATTTGAGTGGATCGCTTCCAAGGAGGCCCATTGTGGTGAGTGCACCCACTTCAAGGATTCTACGAGAAGCTGCAGCTTGGTGGAAAGCAGGATATTGCCAGGATCATGGTGCAAGCTGTTTGAGAGAAAGGGAAAGTCATATGCCTCTGAATAAAGGAAAATCCAAAGCGGCGTTCTCTGAGAACGTCAGGACTGAGATCGCAGCCGGTAAGCCGCAAAAGCAGGCTGTGGCGATTGCGTATAGCGTGAAGCGTGGTGGGAAGAAAAGACCAAAAGGAAAGGGCTGATAAATGGCCAAGTTGACAACTGCAGAACGCGACAAGATCCCTACTTCCAAATTTGCCGGGAAGGGGCGAACGTTCCCTATCGAGGACAAGAAACATGCTCGAGCGGCAATAATGCTCAGCGGTAAGGCTCCGCCAAGTGAGCGAGCTCATATCAAGGAAGAGGCTCGAAAAGAGCTGCGTTCAGGCGACGGTGGGAAAAAGGAAAAGGAAAGCAGGCGCGAGGACAAAGGAGAAAAATTTCTGGGCGCGCCAATGCGCAAGGTGATGGGCAAAGGCAAGGTCCATTATGGAGGTAGCGGCGGTGGTTGACACTTCCGTAGGTGTGAAGGCGGTCCAGTACTATCTTGGCTTGCCTGATCCTTTGCCAAAGGCCGGTGCCGTTGCGCTGGTATCTGTCTTCCATCGAGAAAGTGCCTTGAGGCCCGGCGGGCAGGGAAGCCAGGCAAGTGAGCATCCTGGAGTGCTCAATCCATCTGGCGCTTATGGGATTGCATCTTGGAACGGGCCTCGCCAACAAGCTCTCAAAGACTTCTGCGACAAACATCAGCTTGCGTATGACAGCTTGACTTCGCAATTGGCTTTTGCGCTGCATGAAATAGCGAACAGCTATCCGAAGACCTGGGCGGCAATTCGCGACACTGGGCTTAACTACGGTCAGATTATTCCTACTATTGTCAGGGAATATGAAAACCCGAAGGAGCCTGACCCGGAAATCGCTGATGCAACTGCTTATGCTCGAGAGCTATGGCCGCTTATTGTCGATCGCCCAGTGATAGTTACGATTCCAGCCACTCGGGTGGTTCCGGTTGCGGGGACGACCCCCGTTGTGCCAATTCCTGCGTCAATTCCTTCAGCATCTTTGCCGCCGGCTCCAGCACTACGACCGCCGTCTGGTCCAGATCCGGAGATAGCTCTAATGGAGTCGATTATGGAGGCTCTAACAGAATTTGCACCAGCGGCGCAAAAGCGTGTGCTAACCTACCTCTACTCTCGAATGGTCTCTTGAAAGGAGAACTAAAATGGGTGCTACAGTAACAACGATTTTGGGCATTGCGAGTGCGATCCTGCCCTATATCCCCTATGCCATCACCGGCGCTGCAGCCGCGGCCGCTGCTCTTCCCCAGGCCAAACCGAATACGGCATGGGCTGGTTTGCGTAGCGTTATCGATGCCCTTGCGCTCAATTTCGGCAACGCTAAGAACCTTCCGCTCAGATGAAACGCTGGCCCCTCGATAAGTGGGACTTCATCATATTTGGCGTATGGTGCATTCTTGTGATTGTTGGGATGTGGTTTTACGTGCGAACTCCACCTCCTAGCGAGGTTATCCAATTCACCATCCACGAGCAATCAGCTTCAGAGAGGAATTCCATATGAGGTTGATGGCGATCATGGGTTGGATATTGCTTGCAGTGGTTTTCATTGGGGTCCCACTCCTTCTTTGTTGGTTGGGTAGATGAAATTTTTGACTGAGAATGAGCAAACCGAGCTCTATCTTAAACTTCGCGATCTTGTTTTCAGCATGGACGAAACATCGTTTTCGCACTGGTCAGATGGGCATGTTGTAGTTGAAGCTCGCGAGAGCTTTAACGGGTCCATCGCAGTTCAGTTTCTTCCTTTTCTTGCAATGCCGCCAGAGCATTGGGTTGACCGTGCCTTTCACAAACGAACAGACCCAGGATGGGTTGATTTCAAGCACAATCGGGAAGACCGGAGGTGAATGATGGACCCAGCAGTTTTGATCCTTGCTGCGTCCAATATTGGAGCGGTAGTAGTCGCTTCATGGCTCGAGCACAGGCAGACAAACAAAGTTGCCCGTACGCTTGTCGAGACCCAGGCAATCACTGCTGTCAGAGCAGATGCTATAGCTGAGGAACTTCAGCACAATTCCGAAATGACACAGCACACGATGACCGTTGTCAATGATCAGCGCACAAAGATGATGGAGAAAATCGAGCGGCTGGAAAAGTTGCTCGCTATGAAGGATGAGTGAAGCGTCGCGGGCATTGAATCCGCGCATTGTCCTTTCGCCTCTTCGGCTACTCGACTTAGCCCCATTTCTGGCACTTCACTGAAGCGTGCGGGCATATCCGCATATTTGCATAGAGCATACGATCCCTACGTCTTTCGCTCCATTTCTGGCGCTTCGCTATGGCGGACCTGGGCCCGCCATGCCGAAGAGTCAACTTTGCAAAATCAACGAGTATTTTGCACGGTTCTATTCAGCCCTCGAACTTGAAGTAGTTGCTTCCGATCACAACGACGCCCTTGGCCTCAGTTCCATCCGGCCCGGTGCGGAAATGGAACTCAGCCAAATTCCCGTTTGCAGGCCGCTCTTGGGCTTGCTCGAGGGCCTTCTTTGCGCTAGCCTCTACCTTATCCCAGAGCGCAAGCTGGTTAGCTGCCTGTTTGGCCGCTTCTGTGATAGCCAAAGCTTTGGTATCTTTCTTCATGGTCATGCTCCATAGTAATAGAGAAAATGCCACATGAAGATCTCGGTATCGTATTGGAATTCATAGAGTTCCACGATCATCGTATTCTCCTCTAGAGTGATCGGCTGCCAACTGTCCAAAGTAATGGCGGCCGATACTATTTAATCTAGAGTAGTTTTCAGTAATGTCAAGACTTCCATCTGCGGCGCCAAAAGCAAGGCAGCTCGAAAGTCCACTTACTATAAGGTTCACCGAATTCTATATAATTCCGGTCATCTGCTCCGCAGTAGTAAATATGAATATCTATTGGCCAATGGCACCAATAATATCGTGTGATGCGTGTGCTCATTTCACTGTCCACTTCCCTGCTTTGGTGCGCGCAACCACTCCCCGGACTTTCATGGCCTGCAGGGCGCCGGAGACAGAGCCTTTCCCAAGGAACCATTCAGCCTCACTGAGGGCCTTATCGATGTCAGCCTTGGTCATGGATCCTTTATCGGTAAGGAGGGTCCGTATGGCTGCCGCAAGGCCCTTGGTGGGCTTATTATTAAATAAATATGGATTATTTTCGTACACGCTCTTTTCCACTTTCGCTTCCAGCGCCTGCAGGGCAGCCTCTGCCGTTCGCAGCAACTTCAGCCGCTCTTCGAGCTTGGCAATTTCCTCTTGGATCTGAGCTAGCGCTGTGGTCATTTGATTTTAGTTTCAAGAGCGGCGATGCGCTTAACCAAATCAGCATATTTGAAATGCTTTTCGAGTGGCGTGTCGGTCTCAAGTGCGGCGATGCGCTGCTCCAACTCTCTCATGAACCGCCAAATATCAATAGAATCTCTGGCAAGGTCATGAACGGTTAAGTTTTTCTCAAGCCTGGCAACGCGCTGCTCCAGTTCGGCCGGGTCAGGCCCCCATGTTTCTGTAATTTTCACCTTATCCGTGTTCATTTGATTTTCTCTTCAATTGCGGCGATGCGCTTTTCATGCTCTGCGCATAAATCTATCAAATGATCTTCTTGCTCATGTAACACATACCTTTCTGTCTCAAGCGCGGCGATGCGCTCCATAAGCCCTAAAATCACTTCTTCGCTAATCTGAACAATTTTTGGTTCCGTGTTCATTTGAACACCCCCTCTTTTGTTCTTTTCACTATTAACCTATTGAAATTATTGGTGGGCACGGTTGGTTTCGAACCAACGACCCCTCCCATGTGAAGGGAGTGGTTCTATTGGAATCTAAGGACTTTTGGTGTCTTCCTGTTCGTTTTGTTGTGCATCTGGTGCCGTTTTGTCCTTTGTATGTCCCTGTGTACTGTTCACTTGAACACCGGAGCACTCCGCAATCAGGTCAATAATATCTCTGGCCAGCGCTATGCACCATTCGTCAGACTTTCCTATTCCGGCCGCCCAATAGCTGCTGCCAATCAGATCTGCGATACGCTCTTCCAGTTCATGTTCCAATTATCAATCTCCAGCGCCTCGGCCGCGTCTCTCAGATAATCCGGCGAGAACTTAGCATAAACCCTTGAAGTGATCCTGCTGTCCGAGTGACCGAGGAAGGCGGCAATTCGATCCATACTGACCCCAGCCTCAGCCATCCAGCTGGCTGCACTGTGGCGGAACACGTGCGCGGTGACCCAAGGCAGATTGCAGCGCTTTCCGGCAGCCCCCAGGCCCTTCTTAACGCTTTTAACCTGTCTTCCATTCCACTCCACTACAAAGTCTGTCAGCGCGCCTCTTTTGGCCTCCGTAAGGGCCGCCATAAGGGTGCGGTTAATCGGAACTACAGCCCGGCGCTTTCCTGAAAGACCATTCGCCAATCTGAGATCGATTATCCGCCGCTCGAGGTCCACTTGGTTCCAAGTCAGGCCAAGTAATGCACCAGCTCGGCCCCCTGTCGTCATCGCCAGCAAAGTGAACAGTCGTATGTGCGGGGTGCGCGATGAGGACAGAAAGATAGACGCCTGTTCTCGCGTTAACCGCGCCTCCTTCGGTGGTGACATAGCCGGGCGGGATATGTAAGGTGCCTTGGCTATCAGGTTTTTTCTCTCTGCCCATTTTAGCGCGCTCCTGAGTCGTCCGAGTTCGGTTGCGATCGTGCCAGATTTGCGATGGACCATTTCCCGTCGAATGAGATAATTTTTGCAATCTTGTTCGCTGATCCTTTCGGCGGGAAGATTGCCAAAGAAAGGAAGGATAGCCCGGCTCTCAAAGCCCATAGTCTGAAAAGTAGGTCTTCCTTTAAGCGTCTTGCGATACCCATCCCAGACAAACTCCACCGTTATGGTTTGCGGCCGGTTGGCAATTTCGTATTGTTTGGCAAAGTCGCGTAATCCTTGCTCGGCAGTCTCACGATCTTGGGTGCGAAGAGAGGTTCGACAAGTTTTTCCGCGTTCTCGCCAAGCTGCGTAATACCAGCCTCGGAAGAGGACGACCCGAAAGGATGGATTAGATGGCATGCTTCAAACGCCTCCAGAGCTTCAAGCGGCACTCGAAACAATCTGCCACTAAGCCGGAAGGCTGGCAACTTACCCTCATGAAGAAGGCGGTAAACGAAGCGCGGACTGCAATCCCAGCGTTCCGCAACTTCTTCCGGACGCAGTACTTTCATTTTCTTCCTTTTCAAGGAATTTAAGCCGCGCTACCGATACCGGAACAAGACCTATGACGTCGCCACTCCCTTCTAGAATGGCTACATAGCGCGTCACGCTTTCAATCGGCGGCATTTCCGGGTCATAATCGCGGCTTGGCCTAGTTCGCATTTGTGAGTGCCATAAGAAAGAATTTGGCAAGGTCATAGATAGCCAGCGCTACCACTATAACTAGTACGCTGCGAATATCGTTAGAACGGAATATCATCATCGATGATTTCGGCCGATGTTTTGTGATTAGACTGCTGGTGCGGCTGAGGCTTGTTTGGTGCTACTTTCACGCGGATTGCCGGAACCATTTTGTCGCGGAATTGAACCATAGCCTCATAAAGCACGATTTGACTGCCTGGCCAATTGGAATAGTCGTCACCGAATATTTCCGCGATTTTATTGGCATTGGTTTTGTTGAGCACCATCCCTTTCTCTTTGCCTTCGAAGTAGAGCACCGGCTGTGGCTCTCCACTGCCGGCGACGTCCTCGCAAAGTACGTGAGATATGACCACAGTTACGGTACGACCACTAAGGTCAGCGGCCCTGAGCCATTTGGATGGGAAGAGGGAAGAAATGCTTGGCATTGGCTATCCTTTCACGTGTTCTCCCGTACCCATTTGAATAGGTACGGCCGCTTGTTTTTCATACATATCAGATCGCCCGGGTGAATAGGTGCACCGCATCCCCAGCAGAAACCCGAGAATGTTGCCGGGAATGGATCTGAATATGTATCTGGCTTGAATTGTTTTGTGGAGGGGTATTGTTTTGGTTCGGGCTCTTTCACCAAAGAATTCTTTCCTTGCTCTCTGGCCAAGATCAGCCGGAAATTATCCGCCGGATTATCAACGCCAAAATGTTCTACGCCCCATTCCCATATATCGTCGGGAATCATTATTGTGTGCGTCATTCTCTTTAGCATGGCGGTCTTCCCATCCATTGTCCTAGCAACCCTATCGAGCACGGCCCCAGTCCATGCTGGCGCCGCATTTCATTTATGAGCGCTTCTGTGTTGCGCTGATTGGCGATAATCTGTCCCCAATCGGTACCGCCTCCATAGCCGCCGCGAGCGGCATAGTAGCTGTTCCAAAATGTTTGCGTTGAGTCCTGAGCAGCGTGTCCTTTGGTGGTCAATCCGAAAAGGGCCATTGCTGCGACTGCTAGGATAAATAGCACAATTCTGATAGTCAGTGTCATAGCCACCTCCTATTTGGTGTGGACAGTTAGGATTGGTTCAGCTTCACCAAATTTGGCAACTTCACACGCTCGTGGATCGTTTCGCTCTAGAGCGGCTCGTACTGCTGCTCTATCCCACGAATATGTTTCTAACTTTTTCGTGAATGAAACTGGAGTTTGAATATCTGGAGGCCTAAGGATAACCAAAGGCTGCTGCCCCATTTTCACACTTATTGTCATATCAGGCTGAACCAGTTTTTTAATGTCTACTTCGACCATCGTTTTCGAAACCATGCCTCGAAATTTCTCGGCCCGCGCAATCAGTCTGCTTTTGCGCTCCTGCATCTGGTTGATGCGTTTCTGTAGTCCGTCGATAGTGCATTCATCCTCTTGCACTTGTCGTACTAGGGAGACCAGCTGGTCAACTAGAGTAGTCGCGCCATCTAGAGTATCAAGTAAGACCTGATCATCGGTCTCAAGCTTGTATTGTTCCAGCAACGCCTTTTTAAGGCGCTCATAGATCTGAACTTCGGTTGAAAGCGATGTTGGGTTCATTTGCATGGTCCTGATAATGCCCAAATAGCTAGTCCTTCAAAGAAGATAAGGACCAGAACAAAAATCAGACAAAGGCGAATAATTATGTTATCCATTTTGTTACCTATTGCGGCGGGCCAGAACGGAGGTAAGGAGATAACCCTCTAGCCTGGCCCGCCCTGCCCTCCTCTACCGGTTGCCACGCCTAGGGAGGAGGGGTTCTATGAATCCACGAGCTCGATAGTGTAGCAATCTGCGTATATTAGTGATTAACTGGCTACGCAGTGTTGGGTCACCAATCATCGCAATAGCCAACAGCCAGCTAAATGGTGCTCCGCTATAGTACCAGATGCCTATGACTATCCGGCGCCTGATGCACTTGTACGGCGACCGATACCAAGGAGGGCGAATGTCGTTCATCTGCGTTCCGTTTGTTTGACTGCTTCTATCAGCACTGATCTAACAAGAGCAGTCTTGGTATCGGTCTCTTTTTCGAGCGATTTCAGTACGCATCGAATAGCTCGCATTAAGACAAGAAGTTTGTGCGACAAGTCGATTTCACGCTCAATCATATCGTTTCCTCTACCGGGCCGGGTCCTGACATCATATGCCTTCCCTCGTCCATACCCAGTTAGTGAAGCGCCCTCGCAGCCTCGTTTGGTAGTGTCCAGCGAGAATTTCCGGCTCCATTTCTGGTGGCGCTTCGCACTGCCGCCTTCTTCCTTGGTTTGTGCCTCGGGCTTCCCCTTCACATCCAAGCAATGCCTCGGCGGCAGGCCGAAGAGTCATGGCATCCATAAGTCATACATGCGAGCCGGGGCAACCTCCCACCAATACCAGCCCCAATGGATAAGTTCGCATTCGCTTTCGTAGACCATCATTTCCCTCTTCGTCCATAGCAGCGGCGCCAAAAGTCAGGCCAGATATGCAGGACGTGACCATTCCAGCCATTGTCATTGCCGGATGTGTTCGTCCATGTCCTGAGATAGTTTCGCCATCGACCGTGCGATGGCAGTTGTTGGATCATATCTTCTTTGCTCAGTCTCATGGTTTGATCATACCTCTCGAGAAGTTCATTGGCTTCTTTGCTCATTCTCATGGTGCACTCCCATTGCTTAACCATCCAAACAGTAACCCTAGGGCTATTCCTAGCAGGCTCACGAGCAGCCCTATGGCTCCATGCACAAACGTTGTCCAATATTCTCGATCGGTCATGTCTCGAGAAGCCTTTGGGCTTGTTTGCTTCCACGCTCTATCGCTTTGAGCCACGTCCAGCCAAAACGGTCTGCGCGGTCATGAGTGAGCGGCCCAAATGATCGCTCAATGTGATCGCAGCAATAAAGCAGAACAAAATAGTTCCGGCTGTCCACAGTCCACACGGTATAATCATACACAGTCACCTCCATTCGAGCTTGGCGCTCGTGTCTGCCTCTATCGCCGTCAGCGGTAAAGAGTAGAGGCAGAGGCTAGCGTCACGCGGCCTCATTCAAGAATGCTACAATGAGGGCGCCGTCAGACTGGCGGCGGCAAGCTGTGTGCATGCCTCCAAAACCGTCCTGATCCTGCCACATAGGCAGCAGCACGCGAGCGGTTGCTTCGTCGCACCAAACGCGAATGTCCGCGTCGCCGATTATCGTTGTCAGTTCAAACATTCTCTCCTCCATCGTTGAGGAGAACCTAACAGCGTATTGTTTAATTGTCAACAGGCAAAATGTAATTCATATAAAAAAATTACCTAAACTTTTTGTTAGAAACTGTCATATTGTTAATTTGTAAATGACACACGTGTGTCATAAAGGTCCGGCGCGCCGCACCATATTTTGGTTGCAACCCACCCAAAATGATAGGTTTTTTGATGTGCTGCCCAGGTGAGTGGACAGGTGCTTGTTTCAGTCGCGAATTCCGCCAGCTACTCGAAGCAAAGATCTCAAAAGCTCAAGCTCAAGTTCTGCGGTCCGGCCGCTCGATAGAAGAGTTTTATGAGCTAAGAGAAATTCTAGGATCGCTTCCGCCAATAGACGGCGAGCTCCCTTCGAGCGCACAGGAATTTGATAAAGGTCCAGTAAGGCGGAGACAACGGCTTCAATAATTGGCCCGAGCATCGCCATCGGTTCATCGTCATTCGAGGCCCCTTCGCCGTGCAGCAGCCAAACTGCCCGGGTTCCGAATGCGAGCCCATATTTTTCAGCTTTTTCTAAGCCATAATTGGATTGGCCATTCTCGTGGCTGGCGTAGGTTGAGCAGTTCCAGCCAAACTTTATTGCGGCTGCGCGGGCTGATTTAAAACCTGCAGCTTTACGGGCTTGGATCAGGCGATAGTGCATTGCTCCCACTCTTGTAGGTCAAGACTTTTTCCTGCTCCAGGTCAAATCTTCCTACAGGAAACCTTATTGACAGGCAAACAGAATTTTTGTAGCTTGGATGGCGATGGAGCAAACTGTCAAAATCGACGCAAGCCGCAAGCTGACGTGGGACGTGTACGTCGGGGTTCGTTTGTCTTCGGAAATAATCAGCAAGATCGATGAAATTAGGCGGGCGTGCCCGGAGATTCCGTCACGTTCAGTCATTATCCGAGAGCTCTTACTGGAAGCTCTCAACCGGCGTGAAAACGAATGATAGCTGAGATTTTTGACACCCTGTGCGTCTGGGCATCTGCTTTCTTGATGCTGGCCTTGTGGATCATTGTCATGATCCTGTTCGTAGTTCCCTTCCGCATATGGAGAAGGCTCATGGATGATGTCCTTGCATTCATGCAATTCAGCAATCTTCTGATTGTGCTTATTGGCATTGGCGCGGTTCTCTTGATGGTTTCCAGAGGCTAGTCCTCCTCCTTGGGCCTCTGGCACTTGGCGGCGCTGCTGCTTAGGCCGGCGCCGCCATTTTTATCGAAGGCAATCATGCAGCAATCAGAACGAAATTTGGTGGCTAGGATTGATGAGGCTCTCGTCCTCGCCAATAAGCTTTGCTTTGTTGGAGAAATTGTGAGCGATCGAGAGAAGGCAGCGCTGCGAAAGTGGATGACACGCTGGCGTGATATCAGAGCTAGATTGCATAGGGATAACATTGATGGCCCGCGTTAGCGAACTCAATTCAATCCATATCCCGGTAGTTGCTGAGCTCCGTTTATGGATCAAGCCGGAGTGGCGGTTCTTCCATTGCCCGAACGGCGTCCCATGGTCTGCAAAAATGGGAGCTAAGCAACATGCTATGGGCGTGCTGCCGGGCGTGCCGGACCTTATCCTGATGTCTCCTAGGTCAGCTGGGTCTTGTGAGTATTTTCTTGAGTTCAAGCTACCCGGCAAAACGTTGTCAGAGGCGCAGGAAGACTTCCGAATGTGGGCTATATGTCGAGGCAGTCCATATGTGGTCGCCTATAGCCAGAGCGATGCATTTCGAGCATTTAACGAGTGGGATTGCTGGCGTCTCACTCAAGCCATTCAAACAGGAGCAGCTCATGGCTTTTAATGTTCAATCCACCGATAGAAGAAATGAGGATATTCACTTTTGGGAAATACAAAAAGAGGCTTGCGAGAAATTTGCGGCTGCGCTCGAAAAAGCCGGGGCCAAACGGCGCATCGGGAAACCATGTGAGCATGACAGGCCCAGACTGATATCAGCACGCTGGTTAGGTTCATCCGGCTGCTCTTCGTCAGCGGGATGGCTCCAAAAATGAGCGGCGGCCGTACGTCAGATTTCATAGAAGCCGAGCATTATCTTGCGCTCTGCCGCATGGGCAAAATGCGCGTCATAAAAGAACACGGGCCTTACGGGCCTCAAATCATCTGCATCAACGAATCTGGCTCTGTGATTGTGGCCATCAGTCATAAGCTTGCCTATCTGTTTGAGCCATTTTTGGCCGAGCATGGCAATGGCGATGGGCTGTTTGAAGGCGAGCATCAGACGGCGGAGGTGAAGTAAATATGACAGTAATGCAACTAGCTCAAGCAGTTAAGACAAATATGATCCCTTATGACGAAGCAGTCAAAATGGGGAAAAAAATTATGTCTGAAATTGAGGATCGGCGTTGGCAATTAGGCGATCTTGCTGACGCTCTTGAGCCGAAACATGGGCAAAACACTTTAGCAAAATTCGCCCAAGAAATTGGCATAAATTTTAACACTCTGATGGCTTGCAGAAGCACAGTCAGAGCATGGTCTGGAATTAGTCGTCCACGACAAATTTCATTTGAAACTGCAAGAGAATTAATGGCGCTTCCTGATCGTGAAGCAATCGCACGAGATTGCCCTGATTTAACTCCAAAGCAAGCTCGCCAGATAAGAAAATTACGGAAGGCTGAGAAGAATAATGAAGAAGAGACAATCTTTCCTTACCAAGAGCCTTGCACAGATTGCAACACGGCTGAAGAGCAATGGCAGAGAAGTGTAGCCAATTTGCTAGGCGATATTCTCACCATGCGTGCATATTGGGATCGCCTGTTCGGTGATGATTGGAAAGCGTACAAAATACCTTCTTCGCATATCAAATTGGCCGTGGATGCGAAGAGGGAAATAAATCAAATGGTGGCCATTTTAAAGGAGCATACGCGTGACGAGAAAAACTAAGCGTATCTACTATGGTCCAGACGAAGACCCCACTCTATTTTGGTGGGATGTCGAATGGTCGAATGCTACGAAAAGCGTAGTCATTAATGGCTCATTGTTGCATGCGATTGAAGGTATGCCGGGGCACTCAGTCGGTTGTCGGTTGTCGAATGCGGCGGTTGATAAAGAGAACGCAAAAGCGTTCCCACATCCCGTGTACTTAGCCGCTTTTTATAAACGAACAGCTCTGATCGTTGATGATCTTGCCAAAAATGGAACCCCCGTGCATGCGGTTGTGTACGATCACGACTATGCCAACTTCGTCAATATGAACGATGCCGGAACAATGGAGGACGTTTATAAAGACAAAAGATTCTATCTACGAGTTCCTAGAAATAGGAGCGATAGTCCCAGTCATGAAAACAAAAACAAACAACCTCCTAAAAACGGCGGAGGAGGTGATGGCAGCGGCGGCGCTCCAGCTTTCAAGGTCGATATAAACACAGGACATCCCGCGTCCTCCTTACCTGAAAATGGTTTTCATCCGTCGGTTACCCAAAACAAGGCTGCTTTTAGGGGGGCCATGGGAAGGGCGAAATATGCTGGGAGACTTGGGCGTGCAGCCGCAGCTCAGTTGTCGCGAACAGCTAAAAGAGTAGACGGCAATCAGGCGTCTTAATTATGTTTGTCCGCGGAAATTCCGGGATTTTCCATGTCATTGTCCGCGGACATTTTCAGGCGTCTTTCTGTACTCAAGTTGCAGCCAGAAGCTATGTCTGTGGTATTAGAGATAATCGCAGATATTCAAACACATAGCAACAATAGACGCGAACGAGATAGAGACAGGAAAAGAAATGTCCGCGGACAGTCCGCAGAAAAAGAAAGGTCCCCCCACACCCCCCTAAAGAAAAATATAAATAATATTATACCACGCAAGCACGAACTGCCGGAGGGCTGGCAGCCAAACGAGAGTGATCTCGCTTATGGCAAAAAGCTCGGTCTCTTGAATGGCCAATTTGAGGGCCAGTTGGAGGCGATGAAGTTGTGGGCAAAAGCTAATCGGATTCTGAAGGTCGATTGGAACGCTACCTTGAAGGGCTTCCTTCGAAGGGAAGCAGAGAAAATTTGTCCCGCGAATGGACAAGCCAAAGCTGTTGGTGTGAAAGCTAATTGGCGAATAGGAGCTGATGGGAAATGGACCAAGGAGTTGCCGTGAAGTCGGGCCGTAACCGTAAGTCAGGGCCGCGGTATCCATCCGGTGATATCAAGATCGCAGAGGAAAGTGATTATTCCCCGACTGCGGTTAAGCGGCTAGTTGATGCCTCGATTGCTGGTGCTAGTAATCCCATGTGGGCAACCCCATTTGGCCGAATGCATCTCGAGGGCAGGTTCACCTATGCCGAATATGCTGCTGGGCGACGCTGGGATAGTCTACGGCGGCAATATCTGATTGCCATCGATGCAAGTGGCTCTGATCCAAAATCTGCTGCTATGGAACTTGGTAGGGGCGGCAATGAGCTTGATCCTGATAGCTATGCTGGCATACGGGTGGCTAAGCAGCATATAGCATCGGTCAAGGAGTTCAGTGCGGCATATAAGGCGCTGCGGGGCCAAGGACCGCTTGCGGCTTTTGTTGTGGAGTTCCTTTGCAAAGGTGAAGGTAGGCGGATAATCAGGCATGAGGAATTTCTGGCAGCCAAAAAAGGATTGCAGGCTCTTGCACAGTTTTTTGCGGGGAGCAGATGAGTACTTGGAAATCAACTATGACCCGTGAGTGGCATGCGGAATATCGCCGTAAAAATCGTAAGCGCATTTTACGTGTTAAGAAGGAAGGAATGCGCCAGGCACGTCTTGATCCGGAGTATCGGGCAAAAGAATATGCACAGCAAAAATTGTACAGAGAACGGAATAGGCTTGACGCACTGCGAAATATCTGAAATTTGGGAAATGTAGGGCACAGAAATGTGTTCTTTTGCGGGAGCGAAAGCCTCGCATGCTCCCTCTACCACGCTGAGGCTAAATGCGTGGGTAGCTTTAGGCGTGACCGGATGGCGATCGGGACCAGTGCGGATGCGGGAGAAGCACTCAAAATAATCCCGCACAATTTACCACCCCTGAATCGACGCTGGCTAGCGGTTATGATGATTCAGGGGTGATGTTCCTTCTCAAAAACGGAATAGCTTGGAATGCCCTTTCAAAAAGGGCGTGCAAGGACTGGCGGTCGAGCTCCTGGCACGCTCAACCACAGCACAGCTGATATCAAGGCGTTAGCGTTCAAGCATTGCCCGGATGCGATAATGGGCCTGGCTAAATTAGCTCAAGATCCCAGCCCGATGATTCGCATGGCTGCTTACAAGGAATTGCTTGATCGCGGTATCGGCCGAGCGGCGCAGCCACAAACTGGTGCTGATGGTGAGGGACCGGTTGAAGTTCGGCATATTATCAGCTGGCAGAAATGAGGTCAGATCGTTGATTTCCTCAGCTGGCAGAAATGAGGTTAGATCATTGATTTTCCTGATCATAATCGTGATGTCCGGATCAGTTGAGCGCGTTCCCATGAACGACGATCAGGTATGCGCCAAAGCAGCCGCGGTCATCAATGCTCCCACGCAGCAGCGTGTAGCTGTGGCGTATTGCATCAAGGATGGCAACTGATGCCCTTCAGCGGACTGTTTGGCTTATCCGGCAATCCTAACCAGATCGGCCAATTGAACCCGATTGCGGGCGCGCTTATGAGCCAGCTGTCATCATCGCAATCTCAATCCAATCCGTTCCCACAGGCTCAGCAGCCTGCAGCGACAATGCAGGCAGGATTGTCAACTTCTCAGCTTCCCCAGCTTCAAGCCCCATCCTCGCCATCCCCAAGCGCTAGGATAATGCCTCCGGCTGCTCCAATGAGTTCAGGTGCCGGAGTGGGAGATCATTCCTTTAGTACCGGATATCCTGCACCCAATGATGCCGCGTCGATAGCTGCGCTGATGGCTAGATATGGCGGGACATTCAGAGGTGCTGCTTTGCCGGGTGGCGGAGGTTTCAGGCAGCCATGAGCCGGGTTAGATTAGCACTTTTTTTAATTCTTTCACATTCATCAGTTTTAGCGCAAACACAGCCGTCAATCAACGTCATGACGGATTATGCGGCGATCGCTGATGCGATTGTGCTCACTGATGTTTCGAATACCGGCACAATCCTGCATTCGCCAACCCATCAATTTGGTTCTGCTGATATCGGGAAGATAGTCTCGCTCTACAATGGCGGCTCAAGCTTTGGAAACGGGCTGGGCGCGCACTTCACGATAACAGGCATCTCCGGCACTGATGCCATTCTTAGCGGCACTCCTGGAACAACTGTCACGAACGGGCTCGCTCAGGTCTGCACTGATACGAC